AGCGCCGTAGCGAGCCCGTCGCAGTAGACGTTCCCGGCGTCGTTCATGCGAGCCGCCATGAGAGGAATCACGTCATGCGAGTCCTGCAGCAAGCCCTCAAACCCCAGATACGGGATCGGGATGACCGCGCCCTTCAGGTTGAACTCGGCGTTCGTGACGCCTGGTTGCACGACTGGCTGGTTGAACGAGCCGTCGTAGCCCACCCACTGCATGTTCACGAACTGCGTACCCTGTGTCGGGATGGTCACGCTCGACACGCCACCGGATGCTGGCTGGGCATTGGCGATCAGTGCCGCCGTCAGAGGGCTCGTGTTGTAAATCTGGACAACGAGCTTCTTGACGAAGGCGCGGCGCGTGACGTACTGGAGTTCCGTCCCTAACGGGGACGCGCTTGGCACAATTCCGGTCCCGAGCTGCGGCATGGTCTTTTCCTTAGTGCGTTAGTTGAAAATGCCCGGTCACGGGGTTACTGCTCCGCCTTTAGCGCGGAATTCTGCAGACGCCTTGTACGCTTCTTCCAAGGCGATCTTGTTCAGTTGCATCCTGTTCCCGATGCCAGGAGCCCATGTAGCCTTCTCCGGCATGTCGTAGGTGTTCGGCTTGAGCATGTGCGTGGTCGGAGCGGCAACCTGCTTCGATGCCTTGTAGACCTTCGCCGCTGCAGCGTAGCTCGGAATCGGCGCGTCCTTGTCAACCATCAGTTTCTCGACTTCGAGAACGTCTGCGTCGCTCAAGTTGTGATCCTGCTTCGCCTTGACGCGCTCTTTCTCGATGCGGTCGAGGATGTCGCGCTCATGCAGCCTGTTTTCCAGTTTCTTTCTCTCCTCGCGCTCTGCTGCGACGGCGGCGAGAGCTGCGTCCTTGGAGTCGATCTCCGGGATCGGAACGCCGTTCTTCTTCTTGATGAGCCGCAGCGTGTCCTCGCGGGTGTCGGGAGAGTTCAAGAGCGTATGCAGGAGCCGCGTTGACTCCTGCAACTGCTCGGTGGTCATGTGCTCAAGTGAGGTCGAGGCCATTGGTCACTCCTTCTCGTTACCTGCGCCCACCGTTGGGCTTCGAGATCGTCAGCGGATTGCCAACGTCGAACTTGGAGTTGTTCACGGTTGTCGCCGTCTTGCTGGGGCTGTCCAGACCACCCAACTCAGCGTAGCGCGGGGGGTTGTAGACGAGGCCGTTGATCTGGGTGGCGTCCGTGGGCTTCCTCAGATTGGCCGAGGAAGGGGGTGTACCGGGGGAATTGCCAACGCCTTTGCTCATCGCATTGCTCCTTGTTGGGGTTGCGGTTGCGGCGCTGCTCCGCCGCCTTGCTTTTGCATCTGCTGCAACATCCTCTGCACTTCGGTCCCGCCACCAGCTTGTGGCAGGGCTTTGTTCATCTGGAGAATTTCAGCGGGCACGAGGTCAGAAGCATCCTGTTGACCGAACTCTTTCGAGAGGGAGGTAAGGATCTTGAGGATCGACTTCCCTTCCTTTGATTCCGTGCCGAACACCGGAAGAGACTGCTCCAGCATGTTCATGGCGATGTGGATGTTGACCCTTGCAGCTTCCTTGAGTCCTTCCTTCTCCTGCGGCTTCGCCATCGGAGAACCGGCAGGCTTCGGGCCAGCGGGAACTGCACCTGGAGCGGCAGCAGGTTTCGGCTGACCACCGCCAGCCAGTTTCGCCATGACCTCGGGCGGAACGGACATCAGTACCTCTTCGCTCTGCGCGGTTTCCTCGCGCCTCTTACTTTTCCAGGCATTCCCACTTCGCTTACTCCCTCGGTTGATGAGGTTCGGGAGGAGGTCACGCCTCCCGTTGGGGGAACTACTTCAAGCGTTACTTCCGCTTGTGACGCCGCATGCGACGGGCCATGACCTACTCCTTTTTAAGAGGGCCACCTTGCGACGGGGAAAGCAGCCACACCCCTAGTTGTTCAAGAGGGAACAACCACTAGGGAACGGGTTCTACAGTAGGGTATTTTGAAAAGTCAAGCGGGCGCTGCAGGACTACTTTGCGCCTTGCTTCTGCTCCATCGCCATCTGTACCTTCGCGGCTTCGGCTTCCTTCGCCTCGATGCCCTTCAGTTCCTCAAGCAAAATCTGCTCTTCCGGTGCGCCGTACATCTTCAGGAACCTGGCGCGAGTGATCGCCTTCGCCTCTAGGAATGTCGCCGCGTCGTTCTTGTGATCTTCCATGAAGATCGGGCTCGTAGAGTGGGCGTCCACCTTGACCTCGAAGTCCTTGGTGAACTGCTCCGGGATGAAAGTCGTGGTCGTATTGCCCTCGGTGTCCTTCAGACCCTTGGCGGTGAATCGTTGCTTGGAGTTGTCCTGGATGTTTCTCAATTTCAGCGTGGCTAGATCCTCGGCGGCTTCCTCGATGACGACAGCTCGGGCCTTTGGGCGAGCAGAAGAAAGCCTCGCCATGAGGTCTGCCTGTCCCTTGGATCTCACTCCAGGCTCGCCCTTGCCTTGCAGGACATTGTGAATCCCGGCTTGGTCATCGAACATCGCATGGATTTCGTGGATCTCCCTGAAAATCTCATTGGGGAAGTCCGTGCTCATCTTCTCCGGCTTCTGGGCTCCAGGAGGGTTTGCAATGTAACCGCCAGCTTTGCGGTACGCGAGCTGCTTCTCCTCACCAAGCCCGGTCCAGCCGGGGAAAGCGTAGGAAGGGTCTACCTGCTTCTCCATGAGGGCTTGGACTTGCTGTAGGCGTAGCGTCAGCCAGTCCTGGAGGTTTGTGAGACGAGCCACGAACGACTCGCCCCAGAAATAGTCGTAGCAGTTGTGCTCTGGCGCGAGTCGAACGAACGGCAAGCAGCCCTTGATCCCCACGTTCTTGCGGTCGTAGACGATGACATTTGGCGACGCCACGGTGACCATCTGGTAGTCGTTCTCCGCGTCGTTCCAGACGTAAAGCTCGAACATATCCACGAGTTCAGCTTCGACCTTTGGCGCGTAATCGTAGGAGCCAACTCCGCCAGTAATACCCCCCTCTGGAGCCCCACCTACCCCGCTTGAAGTGGTGGTTGACACCCCGGCGCTTAGAAGTAGCCTCGACACGCCTTCACCGAACTGTGTGGCGCTCGCTTCACCGCCACCAGTCGATACAGCATCGATGATTTCCTTCTGCCTCGGATTTCCTTCGAGGTCTGATTCAAGCTGCGTCCTGGTTGTGGTGTAGCAATGCACCACTGCCTCCTGATCTTCAATGTCGATCAAGTCCTCGCGCAGCACACCGAACTGGTGCGGCTCGACTAAATAACTGCGAGAGGCTTTTGAGTCTGACCAGATTTCCTTGAAGATCATCGAGCCAAAGACGAGCGACCACTTGACGCCAAGGCCGAACGCAAGGTGCGTCTTGGTCTGCTTCCACTGATCTGAGACTTCCGCAGCCATCGGCGGAACCTTGTGGATTTCTCCCTCCGGTGCCGTCACCCCAAGATGAATTGAGAACTTGGTCGATGCCGGTGAATAGACGAAGGCCGAGAGCGTGTCCACAGTAGAGGCGATCTTGTTGTACGGCGCTCCTTCGTTGTTCGCGGTGCCGAACAAGTAGTAATTCCGCAGCATCTTGTAGAAATCGAACCTGTCCTTCCGCGACGCTAGGCAATCTTTAACCAGACTCTCGTAGAGGATCTGGCGCTTGCCAGCGTCGTCAGGGATTTTCACGCCACCGCCTTCTTCATCTTGGGCTCATGGCGAGAGACGGTCAGTTCTCCTGCTGGGGGGAGGACTCTCTGCGTAATGCCAAGTTCCGTCGCGGCTAGGCGCATACCGTGGGGAACGGTTTCCGAGCTTCCATCTTTTCTCTGCACGACGAATGGCTGCGAGGCTTGGGCGGTCAGTTGGCCCATGTCCATGCCCAATTCCTTCTTCACGTCAGAGCCCCAGAGCAGCTTCTGCCCGACTGCGCTCTTGACCGAAGTTTCCCCGGCCTTCGCGCTCCTGAAGTCGGACTGACCGTATGCGGCGGCGAGCTTCTTGATGCCCTGCTCATGGCGGCTATGGAATTCTGACTTGATCCCAGGGGCTGTCAGGAACACGCGCTCGACTTTCTGCGAGCGACAGCCGAGGGCGGGGCAGATTGGGTGACTTCCTTCAAAAGTTCCGTGCTTCGCGCACTTCCATTCCTTCACAATCGCCACGAAAGCCCCTTTAGTCGAACTTCAATTTTGTGGCGAGGAAATCTACTCTAGGCCGCGCCTCTTTACAAGGCGCTTCCGTCGGAGTCATTCTCACCCAAGTCTTTGTTTTGTGACTCACGCGGATCTCTATCATCCCCATGTCCAAGAGGTAGAAAAACTGCGAGAGCTTTACCTGCCACGCATCGGTTATCTCAATCCGACCGTTCTCCATGTGCAGCATCAGCGTGTACCCGACGCTGAACCACTTCGCCAAGTCGTTGAGCGTAACCGTCGGCCTAAAGGGGGAATGCTGCCCCTTATGCACGAACCTCGTCATGCGCCGTCTCAGCCAGTCCTTCGGCATCAAGGACTGCTCGTTCAGTGTCTGCTGGTGAAGTGCCGCTTTCATGGCCTCGGCATTTGGATATTTCTTGACCTGAAGAACTGGAACACGGCTTTCTCGGCAGGATTTAGCATCCTCGGCGCGTCTTTAGGCCGCATCTCTATCGAGTAGGTGCGATTGCCAGCTTCCATCTCGCGCCTGATCCAGTCGTTCCAGCCGATGACCGCTATCCCAAGGGCGATCACCATGTCGTCCTTCGCCCTGCCCTCGCCACCGATCTGGTCGCCATCGCGCCTGATGTGGCGGAACTGCGCGACGCACTCCGGGGAGTTCACTTCGATCATCTCGCGCTCGAAGTAGCTGCGGAAGGTGCTCATCATCCGCAATTTTTCTTTGGAGTTCGTCTGCCACTGGAATGAAAGCCCTCCGAATACCGCGTCTGGCTTTCGCCAAAGGTAATCGCGCTGCTTGCCGATGACATCGTAGAGGTTCTTGTTCGCTGCAGTCCTCGGCCCAGCGTATCGCTTGATATTCTGCAGCTCGTTGAACACCGCTCCGCCCGGTCCCAGCATCTCCATGATGACCATGCACGGATCGTAAGACCCGGCTAGATGCGCGATGATCCACGCAAACTGCGCTTCCGTAATATCGTCTGTCGCGTACTGCGCGACTTGGACTACGCGATCAGAAAAGCAGCGCAGCACTTGGATGGCGAACTTGTCTGCCCATTCGCTAGAGCCGTAGGCTGGGTCTGCCCCCAGAACGTAGACGCCGCCCTCTTCTGGCGGGTGCCACATCTGGAGTTCGCTGTTTGGCAGCGTTGTATCGAGAAACTGCGTCTGCTCGAAGTGCATCCCGAACTTGTAACGAAAGTGCATTGGCTGCTGCGCCTGCGCTCGACTGAAGGCTAGGTTCACGCGCTCGACAGAGAAGAACTTTGATCCGGTGAGCTGGAACGCATACTGCTCGGTAGCAGGGTATTCCTGGTGCATGGTGGTTTCGTCCTGGATGTCCTCGGCCATCTTCCAGCGCCACCACGCGATCTGCTTGTCCGTAAGGCTCACGTTGTAGAGTTCCATGATCTCCGCGAGCCATACCTGCTCATCCGATGTCGGAGCCCCATCCCAGTACGTTTTGTAACGCGGGTCATCACGCTCGATTTGGTAAAGCTCGTTTCTCCACCAGCCGATGAAGATGGCCTTTTGAGTGACGGACTTCTTCGCCGCCTCCCACATCTCGTAGAAGTGGTTGTAGCCCCTCGCGGTTGATTCCCAGATGTAGAGCCTGTTGGGGTTGGTTTCTGCAAGGGTCGAGACGAAAGACTTGAAGCCCTCTTCATCTCCCCATGAGCTGATCTCTGTCGCGTGTAGGTAGTTTGCCGAAGAAGCGCGGCCAAGGTCGCTCCCCTTCTTCTTCCCAGCGACGAAGTACCCGAGGCGACTGCGGTTAGCGAGAATCAACTCCGAGCGGTTGTGCGCCTCTATGCCTCCCCTAACGCGCCAGCCTGGAGCCATCGAACGGATATACATCTGGAGCGTAGAGCGGAACTTGGTCTTGTTGTCGTCTGAGTCCGTGACTAGAGCGCCCTGCAACCCCTTGTGCGAGAAGAGCCAGTAGAGCGTGAGGGCGAGAGAAATAGTCGAGATTCCCTCCTGCCTCGCTTTCAGGACGACGAAGTTGTGGATGCCGCGTTCAAGTCCCTTGGCTACCTCGTTGACGAAGTAACGCTGCGTCCCCAGCCAGCGAAGAGGAATTTGACCTGATTCCTTGGAGTCAATGCGAAGGGACTCACAGAACTTGCAAAAATGGTCTACGGAAAAAACAGACATCAGTGCCTATATGTCATCGGCATCGAAAAGCATATGCCCGTGATACGTTGTCCGAAGTTCGTAGCGCACTAGAAAAACC